GCTGGCGGCGAACATGTCGTTGCCGACGGCGCGGGCGTACCAGCGCCCGTACTTGGTGCCATTGAGCTCGTCGGCCCATCGGCTGTAGCCGACCTCGCCCTTGGCGACGCGGATGATGTCTGCTCGCGTTGCCATCACTTGTCTCCCACTCGGGGGACATTGTATGCGGCGACGCCGAAGAATCCTGCGGTGATGAAGTTGATTGCGTCGATGTAGGATCCGTCGATGACTCGCATGGCACTGAGTGCTACGAGGATTCCGAAGCATGCGCAGTAGGCGTAGAAGCGGATCTTGGGGTCGATGCCCTTGGAGGGGGCTTCATGCTCTCCCATTATTTTTCTCCTTGAGATAGGAAAGGATTTCTTTCAACTGGCGATTCTGTGCGTCTATAGTAGAACCACCATGATTTGGTTTGACGTGGTACTGTACGTCCTTGAGTTTATCCTCAATATCATCTAGCCGAGCCACAACACCTGGTTTATCAGGAGTTCCCTCCCATGTCGCGAGCATTACGGAGAGGTGATCTAAAAATCGGGTAAATCGGTAGACGAACTTTCCAATAACAGTCATTAGGGTTACAACCCCAATTAACAGGGCCACGTCTAGTGTTTGGGGTAGATTAATCATCGGACAAAGATTTCTGCAAACATGTTGCGGGTTTCTGGCGAGTCAGAGAAAAGGCGTCCTTTTCGATACGTGCTCCGCATAATGGAAAGCACCTTGTCGCCATACATTAGTAGCCTTTCTCCTTCTCGCAAGTCTGTGACCTTATAGGCCCATCTTACACGATCGCCGCGAGGCTGGCGACGCTGGGCGAACCATGTGGCGCCGTCGATCCAGATGGAGACCTCCCCATCGGGGCAGCGGAGTGAGAAAGCGTACTTCGCTCTACCCGACTTCTTCATAACGAAGTCATCATAGTTGTCTGCAAACTTGTTGCTGATAGCATATTCAGCATAGTCTTCAGCATAGTTTGTAATGAATGACCCGAACCGGGTGTGCGCCACTTCTGACTGAAATTGCTCGCTATCAACAAAGTCGGTGACAATGAAGCCGTCAGCGTGACGGGAGACGCCTTCAACGGGCTCGATATGAAAGCGGATGAAGTAGGGGTTCATGATGGATACAGAGTTTGAGAGCATGAGGCATCGAACTCTGTCCTGGTAGCGGTCTACCGTTGAGTAGAAATCCATGAATACTTTCGCCTCATCGGGCAGGTACCTTAGAGACCCCTTATCGATAATGAATTCATCAAAGATGATTGTGTAGACGTTGGGATACGCGATCGACTTGTTTGCCTGCGCTGTAGACAGGGGGATGAAGTACCCGATCGTCTCCCACTTCTTACCTACTTTACGCTGAGCGAACTGTCCTTCGACACGGAATTCCTCATCGGGAAACTCTGCCTGAATGTCAGCGAAGAAAGAGTTACGACCTTTTAGTTCGGTCTTGTATCGACGAAGGTATATGAATTGTTGCCCCTTGTTGATTGCATTCTTGATAACGATCTTCTTAGCACCATAGGTCTTACCTAGACCGCGAGCGCCCATAATCATATTAAATACGCCCGCATACGAGAGCACCTTCGAGAACGAATAGTAACTAAATTTCTTTTTCAATCGTGTCGCCTCACTGTCCACCACCGAGTGCCCGCAAGGCGATCGATGCTAGTAATTACAGGTCCATAATAAGGGTTTCCTCCGTGCCCAATCAAACGATTGGAGTCCACAACCATCTCTACGTGATCGGTCTCAGGATAGTAGGATCCCGTAGACCGCCAAGCCATGACGATCATGTCGCCGGGTCTCAGCATGGCACGTTGCGCGGCCGTCATGGCGCCACTACCGCGGGGCATGACCTCTCTCCCACGGTTGTACTGGTCACCCGTCCACGTGCCTACGAACGTCCCTGACGTGTCCTTGTAGGCCCTGTAGATCGTGGATGAGCAGTCGCCGAAACCTGAGTTGTCGGGGTCTAGGCGGCCGGGCGCCTGGCGGTACCCGAATTTCCCGATGCGTGACATCATCCACTTCAGAGCCTTCGCTCCCTTGGATCCGTCACCACCCCCACCGGGGTTGCCGCCGGGGTTGGGCGCAGCTGCGCTTCCCTCGTTGAATCCGAGCGCGTGGGCGTTGTTCCATGCGCCTGAGACGATCTCCTGAACCTTGGCCTCGGAATTGCCCATATCCATTTTCCAGAGATTGATGCCCACCGGGGTTCCAACTGAGGTTCCGAAGCGCGTGCGTAGCCATACCAGATTTGAGTTGTCGAGCAGTAGGTATCCAACGCCCGGACCAACAGAAAGGCTGCCGAAGTTGGACTGTGATGCTCTACCACCGTTGCCGTCGGGTGTAGTGGTGCTGCTGGATCCACTACTGCCGACACCACTGGTGTCTTTTGACTTGATGATGTTGTATGCGGTGTTGTAACGCGTGCTGTATACGCCTAGCACAGAGTCTGAGAGGATGGCGGACTTCATTCCATCGAGATTTGTTCCACCAACGCGATTCGCGATTCGCATCGCCCGCTGCGGAGATTGGTGGTAGGCGACGGCCCACAGGATGAATGTCTCGGTGTTGGTGTCGGGGTTGATTCCATACTTGAGCGCCATGTTTCTATAGGTGCTGTTGGCGTCAAAGATTAGTTGGTCATCCTGGATGTTACGGTTATTAAGTAGGAATGGCTTGAGTGCGTCACCGAAGTTTCTGGGCAGATAGTAGGTATTCCAGAACGCATCATTCTCATTGTGTGCGTTCATGACGTTTCGGAAGTCTTGTGGCAGAGCCCCGTATCCCGCAGAGTCAACATTTTTCATCTTGTTGATTAGTGCCGCGGCGCGAGTGCCGTACCACTGCCCAATTCCCACAGTGATTGGGTCGTTGTAGTTGATTGCAGCATAGTTCATAGACGACTCGACAGTGCCGATCGCCTTGACCCACACTTTTCTCATGGTCTCATCCCAAGCCATTTATCCTCCTAGATAGACGTCTGCCCCCATTTTACCATGGGGGCAGCCGTGCTCGTTAGAAGATGGAGTATGATGCGTCAATTGCTAGTCGGGTTCCGGCGGGGATGTCTTTCAGGGCAATGACATTGCCGTTATGGTTGACATTTCCTCGGAATGCTGTGGAGTCCTGCCACATCGTCACGTAAAAGTTCGTGTACGGGCGAGCCCAGGCGGGAAGCCTGAACAGGACCTCACCGTTCGTGACGCTACCGACCTCGAAGGTTGCGTGGATAGTGACGTCGTCGCGCTCTCTCCGGCAGACCGCGTAGAGGAAATTGTTCTGTCGCACGTTATTGAGATTTGCGAGCCCTGTAATGTCCTCCCAACCATAATTAACCCAGCCTGAGCCGCCGCGAAGCCATGCGTCAAATTGCTGCTGGGCGTACTTGTAACCCGCAGGCGTAAAATGGACATTCATATCGGGCGTGAAGAATTTAGCCTCCTGCCCGTTATGGAACCATGAGCGAGACCCCTCGCAGACGACCGCTCCGTGCGGGGTGGCAAGTCGCTTGATCGCATTTGTTGTTGAGGCGCAACGGCGGGCGATATTGAAGTCATTGTTTGCGTCACACTCGTTGTAGAGGGCTGGAAGAACAATGATGTCCTTGCAGTTCGGGAATGCCTCCTTCAGTTTTTGCATGAAGCGCTCAAATGGCTGACTGATATCACGGCCGGTTCGGATGTCGTAGATGAGATCGATGATGTAGCAGCGCCCCGTCAGGTTTCGCTGGAATTCGCTAATCTGGGTTGCAGCATTATTGAGCATGGTAAGAAAGTTATTGTCATCATTTGAGGTGAATCCTCCGCCGTTTGATGCGTAGTTGTGGGGGATCTCCCCCTTGCTCCTGCACCACTCATCCCACGTCCCGTTGGCATACCCAGTAAGGATCGCGTTAGATGAACCGAGGATAAGTGTGTGGGGGTACTTGCTCACCCTGTTTACGATGCTGTTGGACTCAAGGTCGTTCAGTCGTCGATCGGCGTTCGCCTTGTTGCTGTTAACCGATGAACGGACTGTCGTCAGTTCGTCTAGAACCTCCTGCATCCCTTGGCTGCTGGCGACGGCGATCTGTGACCCGTCCTTGGCGGTCGTGGTGAAGAATTTGCCTGAAGGATGCTTCTCGAATTTCTCGACCAAGAGGGACTTCAGGAATGCGTCGGTCTGCTTGTCGAGTTCCTTCAGAGCATTCTTGAACGAGGTCTGCTGCGTTTCGAATACGTCTCGATTGGACGCAACGAATTCCTTCACTTTTTCGTTGAACTCAGTGACTAGGCGCCTCTCCTCTTCGCCGAACTCGTTGACGTACTCAACAATATCGGAGATGACCTCACGCAACTTGGAGAGAACTTCATAGTACGTGAGCCCGTCCCCGTAGGTAAACGGTGTCACATTATTGATGTTGACAGTGTTGATGAGGTAGCTGGCCTCCTCCATTCTCTTATAGATTTGTAGCCAGCGGCGAGGCTTGTCAGTGATAGGCATTTTTACTCCTAGTACATTCCATAGTTGAGGTAGTGGCGAGTGCGGGGCTGAGCATTGTCCCAGATGCCCATAAACAGGTCGGACAGTTCTGCAATAACAAAGTCATCCACATTCACGAGTGTATTTCGATAGCGAGCAATCTGCTCCCCCTTACCCATATTGTAACCCGTAGAAAGGGAGTGCTGGTTGTTCCGGTAGTCGTTGGTTCCGGTACTGCTCGACGTCGAGGTCGTCGTGTTCGTGCTCTTGCCCTTGGTGGAAGCGTCGCTGATGGACGTCGCGTAGTCCCCGTTTCCGGCTAGGCGGCTCTGAGGGGTGTCGGACCCCACCGTGCGGCCCGTGGAGTCGGTAGTGCCAGATCCGCTGCTGTCCTGGCGGTTCGTCCCACTGTTCTGTGACCTCCCGTCCTGAGAGGTCTCATTGACACGGCGCCCACCATCCAGTGGATCGTTGTTGAGGAGCTCAGCCTCATACATTCGATTGTATCGGGGCATGATGCGTTCCATCTTCAACTTGAGTCGCCAGATGAAGATGTCAGGTGTCTCGTGCGCGATCTCTTGGAGCCAGTACTCACGCTTAATGCGATCGTTCAGGATCTTGCGATAGTCCTCGTTAAAAATGGGGTAATCGTCAAGGCCGATGTGGTCTCCGGTTACCTTAACAACATCCTTAAGACGCATTGTGAACTGTGCAGGCATTACTCCTCTCCTTCCGTCTCGTAGGTGGTCAGATTCTGTACGGCCAGATAGTCCTCCATGTTCGGAGCGGCGTTGTCGTCAACAGCCCATTCGCACGAGACCTGTAACCCGAATTTCTCGTTGATCTGCTCGCACGCAAGTTGACGGGGTTTCATGAATGACTCACGTGACGCCAGGACTTGACCTGAGTTTCCTGCAGCCTCCTCAACAACCATGCGCTCGCGCTTCTCACTGTTCACATTCATGATCCCAAGCATTGTCAGGGCCTCACCCCAGATCTTGGCCTTGGACTCCATGTGCTTGATGCTGGAGACAGCGCCCGCGCCAGCATTCTGGTTCAACGGGAAGACACCGATCATGCTGGCCAGGTTGTCAACAGCCAAATTTTCGGTCCCCCAAACCACAGGTTCGCCATCGTAAATCTTGGATATTAAATTCTGAACTGTGAGTCGTTGATCTTGAGAGCAGGCAACGATCATGGGGTTGCGCTCGTTTAATAGATCAATCTCGATGGTGCGGTCAATCTGGGCCAGGCGAGCGGCGTAGGAGAGCACAACATCAATCTCAGGCACTCTAATCTGGTTTCCCCAGATACAGACGGACTCACTAGCGGGCACGTCGCGCGAGTAGACTCCATTTCGCGTCACCCGATAGCCAGTGGGGTTGTCCTGGATATCCAGGGGCCCAGAGATTGTTGCAGGCATTGCCATGAACATCTCAAAGAATGAGTCGTAGTAAAATACACTGTACCCATTATTGAAGATAGTTGTCTCAATGAAACGCGGATCAATTCCGTTGGGTAGCCCCTCCCAAGTAAACCTAGAAATGCACTTCCCCATCAATTGGCGCCTGTACATATACTCCAGCGCCGCCTGCCGGTTCTCGGATGTGGATGGGTTTGCAGCCATCACTTCACGATAGACAGTATTCTTGACATAGTCTCTTTTAGGCAATCAAACTCACCTGATTCGTCTTGTCGATCCGATTGTTCCTGATGTTGATTGTACCAATCCGCTGGGGTGAGCGCCACAAAGTCACACCTTTTTCAAAGATGCCCCGCACGGTCCCTTTGAAGGTCTCAGGGATATCCGCCCGCTCCAAGTAGCACTCGGCCAATTTCCAGTACGTGAACTCACTCATCAAAGAAAGGCGGCTTGGCATCTTGATCCACGTGTTCATCGCGTACCCGTAGCGCAGCCAGTAGTCACCAACACGACGAATGGCCGCGTCGGAGAGCAGCCGCACGCGACAGTCGATCACCAGTCCATTGGACACCATCGCAGCCACCGTGCCTGCCGTCTGTCCGATAACGGCGGGCGGGATGACCTGCATGTCCTGCTGCTGCCCATTGATGCTGGCGATCGCCGCCTCATAGTCGCCGTTAGCGGCGAACTGTGCAAGGTCGTAGTTCGTGTCCCGAACCGCGCGCTGCTGCGTCTGAGAGATCTGTGAGGCGCCGCTGGCCAACTGATTCTGAATGTTCGCCGTCGACTGCGCCTGCGAGTTCTGGATCATCGCACTAATCCCCGCTGTGGCCGCCTGACCTATGCCCGCGCCCACAGCCTGCCCATTTAGCCCAATGGCGCCCCCGAGGGCCGTCATTCCACCCTGCACCGCCTGGACAGTAGCCCGCATGTTATTGTAACGAGACTGCGAGTCGGCCATTGCAGAGTTACCCCACATCGTGTTCTCAGCGCCGGCCTGGGTTGCAGCAATCCCTGCGTTAGCAATGTCGCGAGACGCCACGGCACTACGCTGAGCACGACGCTGCTGCCACTTAGCAGAATTAATCTGTGCCGCAATCGTGTGAGCATTCGAGGCCAGATTATTGAGCCCCGAGTTGTTAAGTACTGAGAATGTGGGGAGTGAAGTGTATCCAGTAACCAGATCCCATTCCTCGCCGTACTCGTCCTCCTCATGAGTGCTTGGGCCGACAAGGCGCTTGGAGGCCCATTTGTTGTTGTAGTCCTTGATTGTGAACATTAATTGTGGGTTAGGTGGAACAACATGCCCATACTGCAGGAGCCCGATACCCGTAGTCATAAGCGACTCCGGGCGAAGTTCCACAGGATTTCCCGTATAGGTTGTGAGTTCGAGGATGCAGTAGGGCGAAGTCATGAACTTGCGAAGTTCCTGATACGCCTTCGGTAGCATGCTCATGACCTCCTTTCGGAAGTCATGATTAGTCAACGGGAAAGCCCGGTTGACATAAACGTCGCCAGTGCCTACCTTGTACCAACTCACACTCCCGATTCGCGTCGCGTTTGCGGGATTCTTGGACACCACGCCCTTTGGCACGATAGTCACAGAACCAATGCCCTGGGCGACCCATGGGTATGCAGAGAGCGCTGAAAGTCCTTCGAGATAATCGTTGCGCGACGTCACCCACACGCTAGCCGAGTTGGGGAGACCTTCAGCCTTTGACCCGTTAGCCATTTTAAATCGAGGGCTCGCAAGGTTCCCCCACTCTGCTGCAAGGTCAATGGTGCTGGTGATGACGACGTCGTAGTCGCCGTTGAAGACGTCGGCAATCATGCGTCGGTATGAGCGAATGACCTGGTGCTCGCCACCGACGTCGAGGCCTTCGGGCTGAGCGAGCCATTCGCGACCGTTGTCGTTGAAACTATCAACAGCGGCGATCCCCATGTGTCCGCGCTCAAGATAACAACGGCCAAACTTGATGCGCTGATAGTAGGTTGACCAGACGTCGAGTTGAAGTGTTAACTGCGTAGTGTTGGGTGCTATGTAGTCCACGCTGGTGATGAAGTAGAAGAAAGCGTGAGGAGTGTAGCCCTCAAAGTTCTTCGAGTCAACAGGGCGACCAGGGTTCTCGACCATTACATAGTTATACTGGTTTGCCTTAGTGAAAGGTGTGGGAATGCGAATCGGTTTGCCCTGGGCAAGGTACGTTAGTTGGTTTATCTCAACCTTGTTAACTTTGTTGAATGACTTAACGTACTGATAGGGTGTCCAGCCGTAAGCGTCCCAATCGATAATGTCGCGATAAGTATTATCAAACGGCACATTGCACATGGTAATGACACTGCCTGCGGACCACACTGAGTAATCAAACGATAATCCCGCGATGGTCTCTGGCGGGTCACCATAAATCTGTGTCATGTCTCCTCCATTAACAGTAAAACCCCCACCGTCCCGGAGGATAGTGGGGGTGGTTACTGATTCAGTATATCATGGCTGAATCTGGATTGAAATCTCCTTCTTGACGGGCTTAGTGCCGCCCGGAGCAGACTTCGTGTCAACAGAGACCCCGAGCGTCGGGTACCCAGCCTTCTCGTCAGACCCGATAGTCAGGACACCGTCGTTAGAGATCTTCGTGGCCTTGCTGGTCGCATTCTTGATGTACCAATCGGTGGCGTATCCCTTGTTGGCGGGCGGAGTCTTCCAGATAATCTTCGCCTGCCGGACAGCGCCCGGCTTCATCACACTACTGTGCGTACCGTCCTGGTTGAGCGTCTGAATCGTGTCGATCTCAGCGTTCGTCTCATCAGCCGGAACAACGATCTTCGTGCTCTCCTTCGTCCCAAACGCAATCGCGGGAGTGAACGGAGAAGCCGAAATCAGAGACCAGTGGTGCAGCCAGTAGTTGTCATAAAGACCCTCGGGGTTCTGGATGGAACGGTTCTCCAGGAGAACGTCCTTGATCAGCAGGAACTCGCGAGTGGTCAGGATCGCGCTGACGTCCTTGAGCCCGAGAGCCTCATTCGGAACAGTGATGATGTGCGACGGGGCCTCCGCGTCCTGACGGTTGAACGCAGCAGACAGTGAGGTGACGTCGACGTTGGCCTTGAACTCGGGTGTTGCAATGAGAACGAGGTTCTCGGGGCGAGCGAATGAATGGACCGCCGCCGCATTGTATGCGGGAGTCGGATAGCGCATCTTGTCCGCAGCCACGCGAAGCGCCTTAAGAGCGGCGTCCGTGTGAGCCTTGTCTGCATCAAAGACATTCAGGTCAGGGATCTGAACGCGATGGAACCCGTGCTTCTCGTCGTAGGTCCTGAACAGGGAGCAAATGGTAAGGAACTCGGACCACTCATCCGAGGACGCGGCGACACTCATAGTCTGAGAAAGCATTTCAGACAACCCCGTGTCGCTCAAGAAGGCGCGACGGAGGACGTCTCGATTGAAAGTGACCTTGAACTTTTCCTTGCGGTTAATTGTGTGGAAGGCAGAGTAGGCCGGCGGTCGTGCCTGACCAAACACGTCCTTCTCCAGGTAATCGCGATTCTCATCATAGATAGTGGGCTTGATGAAGTCCATGTGCACCTCTTCGATGGTGTCACCGAAATTCATCATGCCGTCCTTGAAAACGGCGAGAGGATTACGCCAGGAAATGTCACGCACAACCGTGGATCCGATCCGGTTGATCAACGCTGACATGAACTCGTTTCGAGAAACATTGTCAGACATAATTCCCTGAATCGTTTCCTGAATGTTGGCCTTAGTGGCCTCCGGAACCATCTCCTGATAGTCCCTGCGCGCATCCGAACGAATCGCATTAAGCATATCGACGTTTGAGACGTCATCTCGCAAGCGGGGCATAATTACTTCCTCGTGAATAGATCTGAAATTGACTTAGGCTTCCAGTTCCCATCAGGAACGGATGAGTCGGGATTATCCCCAGATGAGAAAAGACCTGAAAGCCCAGCAAGAGTCTTCCCAGTACTCTTTACAGCGTCCGTGTCGATCCCCATTTCCTTAATTGTAGCACTACCCGCATCCTTCAAGGCAGTGCCCGCAAGATTAGCGGCGGCTCCGCCGACCTCACCAATACCCTTAGCCACAGCCTTGGCGTCATCCGCCGTCGACGCCACGGCCGCCTTGACGTCATCTGCGGTCATCTCCTTACTGGCGGGAACGTCGTCACCCGCAAACGGGTTACCTGTCTCGCGGTCAGTGGGAGTCAACATTCCCGAGAGCCTACCCTCAAGTTCGCCCTGAAGAGCGGTGATCTTGTCCCCGAAAACGCTCGCCAGGTGATCCCAAGCCGCCTTCGTGTCCTTAAAAGGGTCCTCATCCTTAACCGGATTGGGGTCGCCGCCAGTCATGTTTCGGTCAGACGGGGATACCGCCTTGTTATCACCGTCGGAATCACCCGGATCATAAACATGTGACTCAGGTAGGCCTGCCTCCTTCTTTTGCTCGGGTGAAAGATGTGCCGTGTCCCGATTCATCTGCTGGGCGCGTTCCTGCTGATACTTTGGATCAGCAAGTT